TGGCAAGAGAATATTCACTTGTAGCTTGGTCAACACCGTCAAGGCTTACCTTAACGTCTGACTCTTCGAGATATGGAAATGTAAAGGAATAGGTTGTAAGTGAACCATTCCCGGTGTATGTATTTTCGGGATAAGCCATTACGCTAGTAAGTAGTTGGGAATGGGTGGGTTATTTAGGTGATTCTTTAAGAAACTTCATCGTTTCGGCATAAGTTCTAGCAGTATTTATATCTAGTTCTTGTTGTTTTTTATACAGAATTTCAACCTCAGGATGTTTTTTACGGACATTTGCCCAAGCTTTATCACGCCAGGTATCCATACGATCTTTAATTAGCCTGTTGTGAAGATAAGCTTTCATAGGATCTTTAGTACGATCCCATCGCAAAATGTCACTCATCATTAACTTAACTGAATCCTGAACTTCAGGTCGTGTTGCAAGTTCATTAAGTTCATCTTCAAGGCTCTTACCGTTGCGACGGTACTTACCCATTTCTTCTTGGAACCAAGAGCGGAACTGTGGATAATCAGACAAATCTAAACCGTCAAATGACCGTGTAATAGCAAGAGGTAGATCGTAGTTACTGTTGTGCAGCAAAGTTCGACCAGGACTGTGCTCCAATCGCATTGGAAATGCAGAAGTTGCATTATATGCACGTTCTAACAAGTTCCAATCTCGAATCTTTTTACCGTTCAAAACATCAGTTTTAACAGGCAACGGTTCGCCAGCAATAAGCTCACTGCTCAAGTTACGGTTACGAAGAGTTTCGTGCCAACTGTTGTTAATTTCACGCATGTAAGGGTTGAACAACATACCCATATCCCTCCGAATACCAGCAAGAGGAACAGTATTATTAGCTAGGCTAGCACCAACACGTTGTAGTTTAGATAGATCACCGCTAAAAATGTCGGTAAACTGGCTAAGACCTTGTAAGTATCTTTTAGTTGTAGCCGCTTGACCAACAACCAAAGCGATTTCACCAAGGTTTTTAGCACCCCATTCTGGACCCATCTGTTTGATATTGTCACCAGTGTTAGCGATTCCTGCAAGAACATTATTAAAAGGTTCAAAGCTTTCATAACTAACCCAGCCAACACCAGGGACACAGAAGCTACGTGGCTGCCAACCAGTATCTTCCCAGATCTTACGTTTTGTCGGATCTAAAGGACCGTCACCAGTAAGGCATCCGTTAAGATATGCCATACTACCCATAGTTACAATAGTACCGCCAACAGCTTCACGTCCAGCCTGCAAAGCTTTTGCGTTAGCTAGATCTTCAGCGTTATGGATACCGTATTTACGAACGCTATCAAGATTGTTAGGTGTGGCTCGAATAATATCAATAGACTCTTTATGTAGTTTGCCAAGTAGGGGTGTACTCTTATAACTTACCGCCATACCGTTAACACCAGTACGTGCAAACTTAAAGAAGGGTGCAGTTACAGGGTTAGAATTCATTAGGTTTTCTAACGCTTTACCCCAGTTGTCTAGGTCTTTAGTCAGCGTAGCTTCTTCAAAAGTAGATTGAAGGTAAGCATCACTATCAAAGTTTAGGTTGCCATCTTTATCAAGGTATTCTTTATAAAATTCGTCTTCGTACTTACGGACAAGATCGTCGTTAACTTCAGTAAAATTACCAACTTTACTTTCGTCCATAGCTTTACGCATTGCTCTTTCACGAGCACGTGCTCTGGCAACAATAACTCTAAAAGCATCGTCACCTGCGTTTAATGCTGAACTCATGCCGCTAGCTATACGTCCTAGGATTTTTCTAGGGTCATTAAGAATTCTAGCCCAGTTAGCTAATCCAAAGGCAGTTTTATCACCAATCGTACCACGAGTTTCTACAGCTGCACGCATAGCGTTCCAGTCAGCATCACTGACACGGGTAGTTTCAGCAAAACGGTTTTTAATTGTTTTAACATCGCCTGCCCAGTAACTACCAAGATTATTTTTAAATACTGACCAAGCTTCGGGGATTGTTTGCAAATATGCATTCAATGCAGCAGCATTAGCACGGGCAGTATCTTGGTCACGCAAAGCACGACCGCCAACAGCGGTCATAGTTTGACGCAGTAACCCAGAAGTAAATGTACCAGAAATAGCACGTTGAGGTGTTTTAACGCTGCTCAACATACTGTTAGTCTGCATAGACTGTAGCTCACGTATCAAATACCCAGGCTGTTGAGTCAAACCGCCACTTTTTAGTTTAGCACGCCAGAACGCATCAAAGTCCATCCAGTTCTGGACTTTATTGTTTTTGGAGAAAATGTCAACAAGAGCTAGAACAGTATCCATGTCTTTAGCATTTTCAGCTACTTCCATAACCATGCTAACAACAGCTTCAGATTCAGCACGGTATGCCTCAGTAATTTCTGCTAACCGTTGTTTAGAGCTAGCTTGGTTAGAAAGTAGACCATCCCTTAAAGTTTTACCTTGGTCAGACCAAAGCCAACGAGCACGTTTGGTGTTAGTAAGCCCAACGATCAAACGATCATAGATGGTTTTAAATGGCCCATCAACATCTTTAAGATCAGCAATTTCAATAAGTTCTTTACTTGCAATGCCAAGGTCACGGATTTGAGTAAACAACGAAGCATTGACCATATCAGCCATGACAACGTTTTCCATCAACCAAGCTTTAGCACCATCGGGATATTGAACAGCCTCATCAAAAAATGGTTTCCAAAAATCTTCTGCATCTACAGCGGTCTTATCTCGACCAAGCACCTCTTGGATACGTTCAAACGAATAACCATATGCCTCTTTGAAACTTTTACCCAGTGCCCTAGCACTATTAGCCATAGCTTCAAATTCGTCTGCAGTTACAAGTTTGCGTGCCAAAGATTTTAACTCACTCTCTAGCATACCAGCCTCAGTCGCCATACGATTGGCTTGAACCGGCGTAAACATAGAGTCAGTAGAGTTAGCACCATCAATAGGGTATGCTTCGTGCATACGCTTAGTTTGGGCAGCTTGATCTGAAATAGATTTAGCTTGTGAGTTAGGAGCACCTTGCCAAGAGTCGGCTAATTCTGGGTTAGAATAGGCGCTAAACTGACCTTTGTTAATTCGTTCACGTTCAACTTGCAAATCACCACGCAGTTGTTCAAGCTCCATCACAGCACGATCCTTTTCTGGACCATCTGGCATACCTTTTGCTTGTGTTTCCAGTGCAATTAAAGCTTCATCAGCTTCGGCTAGTTCTGCTTGTTTCTGCGGTAAACGGGCTTCAGCTGCCTCAGTCTCAGCTTTAGCTGCTTCAAACTTTTGCTTTGCAATGTTTTCACGCCTAGCCTGTTCGAGTCGTGTACCACGGTTTTCTACAGCTGTGTCAAACCTAGAAAGGATTCGACCAATAACTGCGTCAAAACCCATACCTTCAAGAACATTTTTAAATGTCTTCATCATAGGATGATCTTCAGGCATAGTCCGAGTAGGCAGCCGTCCGATTACTTGTTCTTGAAGAATATCACCAACCCAAGGCACTTTTTTAGCGATACCAGATTCGTACAACTGTTGAGTCATACTACTTTCTTGAGAAGTAGAAGACAAACCAGAACCAATAGCGCCAGCCACTACGTCTCTTGGAACTCCTGCTTTTGGTAAAAGACCTTTAACACCAGGAGTTTTTGTGACCAACCTACCAAGACCGTAGAAATGAACACCGTTTGCTAGGTATGGTCCCCACCACGTTTTCATTTCAGGGTCATACTCTGACAAACTAAGGGGATCAAACCCAGGTGTGTACGTGCCTTTTTCTTTTACTTCACGTTCATAAGCACCAGTAGCCATGTCAACGACACGTTCTGGAAAGCTTATTATAGAAGAGTACGTTTTAGCAGTACCACCTTTGACAGCTTCAAAGAATTCTTTAGTGTTTTCAGTAATACCAAACTGACTAGGATCTTTACCTTTACGGCTATTAGTAATCCAAGTGTTACCAATCTTTGCCCGTTCCATAAAACTAAACGGAGCAAGATCAGCTTCAGTCGGTTCAATACCGTTCAACGCATTTTTGTATACGTCAGATTCTTCTAGTGGTACTTTTTTAGGTTCTACAGGTTCTACTGCTTCAGTTTCTTCAGCAGTAAGAGCACTATTTAATTCTGCTTGTTTAGCATCCTCTTGTTGTTGGTCTTGCTGACCTTTTTTAACAAGAGCATCAACGTTATCAACGTTTACAAGTGAAGGATCATAAACCATTAGTTACTCCCTCCAAGTTGTTTAATAAGTGCATCAATAAGTGCGTCTGCGTTTTCGTAGGGAGTCATGTCTAGACTGTAAGGAGGTTGGGCTTTAAGCGCATCAAAACTAGATACAGGTGTGCCTGCAGGAACAGTACGTCCAGTAGCACCTTGCATACCAACCATTTGACCAGCAGCAACCCGCTGACCAGGCCTTAGCGGTGATTCACTAGCTAAGTGAGAATAGATACCATCAAACTTCATGCCAGTAACAGGATCAGTATGTTCGATTACAACGTAGTAACCGTAACCAATTTTACCACCTTGTCTAAAATCTGTGCCGGTATTTTTTACAATACCATCGTAATAAGCAAGAAACTTTCCATCCTTAAACTGAACGTCAATACCTTTGGTTTGACTGGTAGCTGCTTCACGAATAGGAGGTGCTACAAGTTGTGAACGGATCTGTTCATAAGTACGTGGTCGCGGATTGAAACTACCATTCGGATCATCCATCGTCATGGCACGTACAGCTTTATTAGGTGTAGGACCAGTTCCACGAATGAATCGTTGAACCGCTGATCCATTGGATTCAATAGCTTCCTGCTTTACAGTTTTTTTAAGAGGTCGTCCCTCCAGTTGTCTAAATAGGTTATTGGCAATGTTCCAACCAGTAATACTGGGATTGCCCATAGCCATGAGATCGAAGATGGGGTCATATGTATCCACCAATCCTTTGTCTAGTTGTCTAAGGTTGTCTTTAATGTTTTCTGGGAAATCTGCGGGACCAATAGAAACTTTGTCACGCATTTTAGTACGAAGATTTTCTATCAAAGTTCTTCGCTGAGACAGGTCACCAGCATACGTTGCTGGTTTAAGGAAACTATCACGGTCAGTTTCTATTGCCTTTAGACCTGCTGCGTGTGCAGCCCGATGATCTGCAGTCTGTTGGAACTCTTCATCACGAGCAGTAAGGTAAGCTGAATACATTGCATCGTAGCTTTTATTCCACTCCACAGTTTTTTCGTCATTACCTGCTTCTTGCGAGTAAAGCTCATTAACAAGAGATGTTGCACGCCGCTTTGCGCTATCATTATAAGACGATGCAAATTTGGCAAACTCTTCGTCTTGTTTAACTCTTGACGTAAACTCTCTAACGATAGCTGCAGGTTTACCCCGCAGATCTTCAGCAATTAGGAAGCCACGACCATTGACAGAACCGAGATAATTAAGTTCATCGCGGATAACGTCTACGTCTAGCTCTTCCTTTGTTTTGTAATCTTGGTAGTATTTAAATTCAGAGGGATCATAAATACCAGTCCGCTTCATAACATTACGCAGACGTTCATCTAATTGATCGGTTGTGAAAGCAATACCTTGTTGCTCTGCTTCAAAAGTCTGCCGGAAAAAGTCTTGCTTATCATCCTCAATTAAACGATCACGTTCACGTTCTTTACGCTTGATTTCAGCCTCATCAAACCCGTTAACTTTGTCCCATGTACCACCTTTTTCAAAGATACGATTTTCATAGAAAACAGAGTGAGCACGGTTTTTAGGATCGTTAGCTGCCGGTTGCTCGATAGCTTCTCGGAATTGTTGAGTACTAATCCTATTTGCGTTACGAAGCGAGGGGATAATATCTTTGTAGACCATATCCAAAGCATCAGCATAACTGCGTATGCCTTCTGGACCATAGGTTCCAGCAATAGAAGAAACAAGAGAGTTAATGTCAAGATCTCGGGCAAAACTTTGAACTGCTGTAGCAACTCTAGAATCACCGTTATTTTTTAGTTGAGTCTCCCTTACTTTAGTAGTAAACTCTTGATGTACTTTAAGTATGTTGTCGTTATACTTAGTTAACGCAGACTTACTAAAGTATTCAACACCGGTCCTTACGTCATACATCTTAGCATGAGCATCAAGTGCTATGCCAAGTTTGACAGGATCTCCATCAATTTCAGACGGGGTAAATACACCATCTACACCTTGAAGCTGAATACTGTCATCGGTAAGAAAACGACTTAAACTAGGTTTATAACCGTTTTGACGATTATTAATATAATTAAGACGACCTTCAATCTCTTGATATTGAGGAAGGTTTTTGAGGAATGATACAGCTTCAGGAGGTGCACCATTTTTATGTGCTTCTAAAGCAATTTTTGTAGCTTCAGCGTTTTCCTGTTTTAAATTCTGAATGGTAGCATCATACTCAGCTTGTTTAAACGGATCAACACCGGCTAAACCTAAGCTTCTGGTTTTTGCATTACTTTCAACCATTTGGTTGCTGATATATGCGTCCCCTGCAAATTTAGCTAACTCCATAAATTTAGGAGAGAATGCAGATAAACCTTTATAAGTTTGAATAGCTTTTTTCAGCTGAGCTTCATTTTGAGCCTGTTGTTGTGATTTAAGTTGAGCATAGTTTCGATCCTCTTGCTCCATGTTTTCCCGTAGGAACGGAGTAATGTCAGGAGCTTGGTCTGGTGCAAAACCTTGGCTTTGCGCTGCTCCTGTAAACAAATTCTCCTCTTGAAATTCTGCCATTTGTTAAGCCTTTTTTTCGATACCAAAGAAATCACCACCTTCAGGGGTTGCTTTATAGCCAGTTTGAGCTGCACTAATACCAGCTCCAAGAACACCACCAATAGTTTCACCAATACCGCGACCCATAGCCATTGTCTGGGCTTGAGGAGTAAAGAATTGCATCATTGGTAGGACTTCCGTTTGAGCAATAGTAAGCTTGTTACGTGATTTAAATGCTTGTTCGGTGCGCTTCATTCTCAGTTGAGTTGCTTCATTTTCACTCATCAACTGATCAACAAGTTGAGCACGGCTACGTCCATAAGCACCAAGAGTTGCCAGCATAGCACCACGTCTTGCACTTTTACCGTACACTTCACGTGCTGCTTTAGTACCCATTGTTTCAGCTAACATTTTACGCATCGACTGACTTTTATAAGCAGCTCGATCATAAATGTCATTTAGACGCATTTGTTCAGAAGCCCAAGAAGCTTGTGCAGCTAAGTAATTGTTTTCAATTTGAAGCTTTGTGTAGTCTAGTTTAGCGTTAAAAATTTCAGCGGTACGTTTGTTACGTTGTTCCGTGCGGAATTTACCGATGATATTATTGTATTCTGTATTGTAAGCATCATTGTAAGCTTGTTGTTCAGCAACTTTATCGCCCAGAATCATCTGACCAATACTGAATCCAAACTGTGCTAAACTAAGTGCTTCGCCAACACCGAAACTAAAACCACCGCCACCACCAGCATCAGGTACTTCCGGTTCATTAAAACCAAACGGATCAGGAACTACGGAGTTTTGTTTGTCTGCCATAATCGTACAATCTCTATAGAGTAAACATTGTCAGGTCCATCTGGGAATACCCGTAGTACCTTAAAACCTAAAAACCTAACTAATTTAATAAGTTGGGTATTTTCAATATCAATAGTCGTCCAAAGATAAGGACAATTTATATGTTTCATTAACGCCAAACCAAATCTAACCCAGGTTCTAGGTTTATCTTTGACTACATTAGTCATTTGTACCCAAAAGCTGTTATCTGGACTAACCCCATA